TTATCCTTCCACATCCACTGTCACACCAGATTTGAATTCTACGGTACAGCTATCTTCAAACACCGTAATGGTTTCAATTAGCTGCCGGACAAGGTGCTCATCAAACTGGGTAATGGCAGTGGATTGTGTTTTTAGGAAGGCAGCCATGTCCTCTATGCGGCTACGGATTTCATCCTGATTGGCACTTTTCGTCAATGTTTGCTGTTTTTGTTCGCGCAGGTGGTAGATTTCTTCGGCAACATCGTCGTAGCCAGCCTTGGAACTTGCTAACTTTACAAGCTGTGTTTGCAGTTCTTCCAATCGGGTATCGATAGTTGCCAGCGTTTCATCATTGTTATGGCTGAGAACGGTTTCGATATTATGCTGCAGCATGGCAAGAAAATCCTTCTTTCCGCATAGCACCTGATTGATGGCTGTTAGACAGACCTGCGCAAGTGCAAATTCAGATATGGTACGGGCATCGCATTTGCACTGTATGGTCTACTCGATTGACACAGCGCCAGACGATGGATTTCTTTCCTCGATTGTTCCAGTGTATCCGGCGGAATATCTCGCCACATTTACCGCAGCGTATCCGCTGGGAAAAACAATGGTTGCTGCTGTAGGTCAACTTCCTGCCGTTTTTCAAGTGAATAGAACTTCGCCGTACCATTTCTTCCTGCACCTGCAGGAAATATGTCGCGGGGGATAATGGCCTCATGGTTATCTTTTACATAATACTGTGGCATGATGCCAGTATTCTTGACGCGCTTTTTGGTAAGGAAAATCCACCGTATAGGTTTTCTGCAAGAGGGCATCACCCATATATTTTTCATTCTGCAAAATCTGTCTGATATTACTGTCTCGCCATTTGGTGTGACTAGCACCGTTTTTTAACCCGTCCGCTGTTAAATTGCGGGCGATTTTTAGCATACTGGCACCTTCAAGGTATTCCCGGTAAATGCGTTTTACGATTTCTGCTTCCTCCGGAACTATGACCATGTGTTTATTTTCATCCTTGGCATAACCGAGAAAATGATTGCAGTTGATTTGTACTTCACCCCGGTGGTAGCGGTACTGCAGGCCCAGCTTCACATTCTGGCTTAGGGATTGGCTTTCTTGCTGGGCTAGGGATGCCATAATAGTAAGCAGCACCTCGCCTTTAGAGTCCATCGTATTAATATTTTCCTTCTCAAAAAAGACGGGAATGTGCTTGTCCTTTAACTGCCGGATGTATTTTAGGCAGTCCAGCGTGTTGCGGGCAAATCGACTGATGGATTTGGTAATAATCATATCAATCGTACCTGCCATGCAATCTTCGATCATGCGATTAAATTCATCCCGCTTTTTGGTATTGGTACCGGATATCCCATCATCAGCATAAATTCCAGCCAGTTTCCAATCCGGATGATTGTGAATGTAGGTGGTGTAGTGCTCAATTTGCGTTTCGTAGCTGGTGGCCTGCTCGTCGCTGTCGGTAGAAACCCGGCAATAAGCAGCCACACGACATTTCGGCTTTTCTTCAGTGTGGCTTCGGTGTAGATAAGTTCGTGCCGGAATGATCGTGACATTCCGCGTCTGTAATTCCATGTATGGATTCCTCACTTTCTATTAAACTGTATGCATATTCAGCTTGCTGAAATGGATCAGTATAGGTTTGCGTTTTTTCTGCAAGGGAGAAGGTGGTGGGGTATAGAACCGGTGGCTCTTTTTTAGGTTCCCGGATACGCCCCAGCTTTTTGGCCCGGCTGGTGATTTCCTTTTGTGCCGCAGTAAACGTATCGGCATCAATAATAGCCGGATAATAATCATCCCCAATATAATGCGTCGTTTGCAGAATATGGCGGATGCCACTGTGGAAGGCGTGGATCGCTGCCTCTTTCGCAGCCGTAGTCAGTGCAGCCCCGGCAAGATAGGCTTGGAACAGCACTCGTATTTTTTCGGCTTCCTCCACATCCACTATTGCTTTGCCATTTTTAATCCGGTACCCAAACGGTGTATGGCTCATAGCTTACACCAGCCTTTCCCGTAGCGTAATGCCGCATTTTAGTTTAAAACCGATGTCCGTTCGAGAGTAGACCAGAATTTGTTCTACAAATTGTTGGAATACTGCTTCGTCAAAGCCCGTTAGCATTTTCGCCTTACAAGTATACTGCAGTAATTCTCTCGTTTCATGGACCGTTTTATTATCATCATTCAAAAAATCTACAAGGGAATCTTTTTGGTGCTGCCATTGTTCAGCTTCCTGCAGTAGCTTGTTATTTCCTTTCTGGTACATCGCAGGCTCTAGATATTTTTTCGTCAGCAGGTACGCCAGTGTTTTTTGATGCTCGGCATTTTCCGCAAGCTTTGTGTCTAGATCTTGAATGACTGTGATGCTGTCGTTCGAATGGAGGGTACGCAAACTGGCAAGCAGCGGCTTTAAAACAAAGGCATGACCAAAGATGAGCTTATTCATCATCGTAACAAAAGCATATTCTAGTGCTGCTTCCTTGATGTATTTTAACGAGCATTTTGTGGTATCTGCTACATGGGTGGCGCAGCACCAAGCTACATAGGAATTGTGACCGCCTTGGATACGCCGCTTGAAGGTAGCGCCACATTGATGGCATCGAATGATACCAGAAAACGGATAACGGTTCTGGTACTTTTTATCCTGTGGCAGCGCACCTTTTTCTTTGCCACGCTGCCGAATGACCTGCTGGGTTGCTTCAAACATGTCTTTGGTGATGATAGCTTCGTGGTGGTGTTCCACCCGGTATTTATCTTTCTCGCCATGGTTATGATGGCGATTAAAATGCGAATCGGTATAGGTTTTCTGGAAAATAGCATCCCCAGTGTAATTCTCGTTTTTCAATATGCCACGAACGGTTGTTGCAGTCCAATGGGTACCGCGTTTAGCCGGAATTTTCTTTGCATTTAATTCCTTGGCAATGGCATCCGTCCCGATACCGGCGAGCGTTTGATCAAACATGGCTTTTACAATTGTAGCCTGCTCCGGCTGCAGTACCAGTTTTCCTTCTATTACATCATATCCATATGGGGCGTAAGCAAGTTTAAAGGTGCCATTCTGGAAACGGCTCTGTATGGACCAGGTGCTGTTTTCGGCAATCGATACCGACTCGTTTTCTGCCAAGCCGCTCAGAATGGATAGCATGAGCTCGCTTTCCATTGAGCCGGTATTCAAGTTTTCCTTTTCAAAATAAATATAAACGGTAAGCTCCAGTAATTTACGGACCAGTTCCAAACAATCGGTGGTGTTGCGGGCAAACCGGCTGATAGACTTTGTCACAATGAAGTCTATTTTTTTATGCTCGCAATCGTCTATCAGGTGGAGTAGGGCCGGCCGCTTTTCTTTTTTCGTGCCGGTAATACCTTCATCATAATAAATACCGGCAAACTCCCAGTCCGGATTTGCCGTAATGTAGGCTTCATAGTGCTTTCGTTGTGTGGCGAGGCTGACTAATTGCTCCTCACTATCAGTGGATACTCGGCAGTAGGCCGCTACCCGCAGCTTATGTTTTTGCGTAGGGAATACAAGCTGACCTCCGATTTTTGTCACCGTTTTCATGGATTTTCACCTCCTTGTAGTGTGACATAGTACCTCTATATGCCAGATATATCAAGGAATAGAGGGTAATATGGCTGCTAATACCGGTGAAAATGTTTTCCGGTTTACTGCCGTTATTTTGGAAAATTCATCAGCAGAAAGCAGGCCTTTATGGAATAGGGACTGCAGTATGTGTTGGGCACGGACATAATCGACTTCGTGCTGCAGTTGTTCCTGTGATATTGACCTTGCTTCGGCTTGTAGCTTATTTGCTTCGAGTGTATGGTTGCTTAGTTGTTCGTTCATGGCAAATCATCTCCTTACAGATAGGCCATGAAATAGGGGAAAGTAAACCTATTTTGTTAGCCCTTATATCTGTAGTCGATGAAATAAGCTGCTATTCGAACCCAAGACATAAAAAAAAGACCTGCCAGAGTGATGAGACTCCAGCAGGCCAATAGATATATTCTTCTGTTATTTCCGCAGCTGCTTCAATGCTTCCTGCAGCCGATCCGGTATGGGAAGTCCCATCTGTGCGGCATTTTCCACAATAGAAAGTCCTTCATTGGATAAGTAGAACAAGATGGTGGCGGTCCGTAACGCACTGCCGAAACCGAGCATCGTCACATCCAGCGTATGGGCCACACCAACGAGTACAAAAAGAAGCACCTTCCGGCAGATACCCATAAAACCGATCTCGCTGGATAGCTGCCGTTCCCGGCAGGCACATAACACACCGGTAATGTAATCCAGACAGACAAACGTCAGCAGGGCATAGAGCAGATTGTCGAACCCGCCGATGAACCAGCCCAGCCAGGCACCGACAGCCGCACATCCGATTCGTATTTCATTCCATGTCATTTGCATCACCCCGCCAAGGTAGCCTTGATTTCCAGATACTGGTCCCCGTATTTTACATTATCGATAAACTGGATGTTGTATTTCTGATTGCGGAACTTGATGAACCATTTTTCCGAGATATCTGAGCGGTACCGGATGACAAACGACACATCCTTTTCCAGATGAACGGCTGCGGCGAAGAAATACTCCCCGCCGTGGATATTGGTCACCTTGGCCCATGTGCTGCCCTTGCTGACCAGGGTGCTGTCATACCCGCCCTGCCCGTCGGAGACATTCTCCTCCACTACAAACTCAATCCGCTGCTTCATTTCCCCGATATCCATCAGAACACCTCATCCCGGTAGGAAAACAGCATGGCCCGCATGAGCTTGATCATGGCATCGAAGTCCGCCGTATCCCGGTTCTCGTACAGATAGGCCACCCCATACAGAATGGCTGTCTTGATGTCCTCCGGCAGCGTTGTGTAGTCGCTCAGCGGATGGCGCAGTACATTTTCCACCGTTGTGGTGGAGGACTGGATCAGACTATCGATCAAAGCATCCTCCACATCATTATCGATACGCAGATATAATTTAGCTTCATCCCGTGTTACTGCCATGCTGCCACCCTCCTTCTGTTATTTGCTGGCCTGCTTGAGTGTCTTGATGGCTTCCGGCAGAACAATTTTGGCATCGACACGCTGAGAGCCGAGAAAGCCGACCTGACCGGTAACCGCGTATAATTCGTTCAAACGCTTAAAGGTGCGGCCCTGCCGATCGGCAATCCAGTAGTAGGAGAAGTCACCGAACAGCACCGTCTTGGCATCAGCTGCCATCTGCGGCATATACCGGCTGGTGACGACAGGGCAGTTCAGAATCTTATCCGGTACATCGGCGCTGACGGAAGGCTGCCAGATGTACTGGCCCTGCGTATCTTTCAGCTTCCGGATGGCCTTGACAGTGCTTTCATGCAGCAGCAATGTAGCCGACTTGCGGTACGGTTCGCGGAGCGAATAGTACAACTCGATCAAATCGTCAAAGGTAATCGCCGTAGCAGAGGCGGCAGTCGAGCCATCCGAAGCACCGGCGGCATCGACGAGGATGCCGGACGGACGATCCGTTCCGGTGCCGGTGAGGGAGGCTTCTTCTTCGGCATTGCCCAGCCTGCGGGCGAACTCCTGCGCCATGTATCCTTCCAGGTCGAAGGCAGAATCGTTCAACAGTTCTTCGGATACCTTGACGAGCGTACCCAGCTTATGCGCCCCGATGGACACCTGGCCGAAGGTGGTGTTGCTTTCGGTGTAGGCGGCTTCTTCATCCGTCCATGCAGCGGTTCCTTCGCTGGCAACGACCGGAATCTTATGGTCGCCGCTTGCAGTCTGGATCACATGGGCAAGGGAGCGCAGCACATTTTCTTCTGCCAGCATCTGGATCAGCGTCCGTTCAAATTCGTCCGGTACCAGGTAGCCGCCCTGAGGATCGGCCCCTTCCTTTAAGGTGTTGCGGATTTCCGGACGGGACTTGCCGCGCATGCTGTCCCAAAATGCGGGTGCATAGGCATCACTGAACCTGCCATGCTTAGTTACATCCTGTTTTGCAGGCTTGTTCACAATAGCGGTTGAAGTCGGCCTGCTTAATTCGAGATCAATGGCCGCCTGCGTTTTCAGTCGGTCGATTTCCTTGCCCAGCGCCATGACATCGGCTTCCATCTTATCGTAGGTGGCAGCATCTTCGGTGGAGAGTGTATCACCGGCTGCCTGCTTTTCATTCAGGAATGCTTTTGCCTGTTCCCAGATATTAGCGCGTTTTTCCTGCAGTTCTAATAATTTACTCATGTTGGTACCTCCATTTAATGTATTAAGAGCGACAGCCGCTGCTGCAGCGACGCTATGGATATAGTTGTTCGATTTGCTGCCGGTGTTGGCTTGGTCTGCTTGGCGATGGCCTTGTTCAATAATGCATTGGTGACCTGCCGTCGGGAAAAAGAATAGCTTCCCATACTGGCAGCGTCATGCATCTGTGTATTGGCATCGTTCGTCAGTACAGTATCGGCAAAACCAAGCTCGATCGCTTTTCCTGCATTCATCCAGGTCTCGGCATCCATCAGATGGGATAGCTGTGTGCGGGAAAGTCCTGTCTTTAATTCATACGCATTGATAATGGATTCCTTGACCTCGGATAACATAGAGATGGCCCGCTCCATTTCATCAGTATCGCCCATGGCAATGGTGAACGGATTGTGGATCATCATCAGTGCGGTCGGAGCCATATTGACGGTTGTTCCTGCCATGGCAATCACAGAGGCAGCCGAAGCCGCAATCCCGTCGATATTGACGTGGACCTGTCCGGCATAATCCATCAGCATGGCATAGATCTGACTGGCCGCTACACAGTCGCCGCCGGGCGAGTTCAGCCACAAGGTGACATTGCCCTGCCCGGATGCCAGTTCGTTTTTAAACAGCTTCGGCGTTATCTCGTCATCAAACCAGCTTTCCTCGGCAATGGTACCGTCAATGGTAAGAATGCGTCCGGTATCGGCATCGGTATTCCAGTTCCAAAACTTCTTCATGGGGTTTTTCCTCGCTTTCGGTATAAAATTTTCCTGCCTTGTCCAGCGGCAGCATATTGCCGTTGACCAGATACGTATCGCCGCCTTGCTCGGTGGGGATGCGGTTCATATCCTCAAGCTCCCGGATGTCGTTGGCGGAGAGCCAGCCGTTCTGCCTGCCGATGGCATACCCATTCATACGGCTCTGATAGTCGCCGCGCAGCAGGCCGTCCACATTAAACTTCGTAAAGACCTGCGAGCGTTCCGACGGCAGCACCAACTGCTGGTTCATGGCCTGCTCCCAGCGGACGCACCAGGGATTCAAGGTGTATTTGACAAATTCCAGCGACTGCTGCTCGATATTGGAGAAGGTGGATTTCTCCAGATCCCCGACCATATGCGGCGGTACCCGGAAAATACGGGCAATTTCATCGATTTGGAACTTCCGTGTTTCCAGAAACTGCGCCTGATCCGGTGGGATGGATAGCTGCTGGAAGGTCATGCCTTCCTCCAACACGGCCACATTATGCCGGTTCGTGCCGGAAAATTGGGCATGCCAGCTTTCCCGCAATTTGACCGGATCCTTCACAATGCCCGGATGCTCTAAGATGCCGCCCGGAGTAGCACCGTTGGCGAAAAACAATGCGCCGTACTGCTCGGCTGCCAGCGACATACCGATGGCATTCTTGGCCATGGCAATTGGGCTGTAGCCGATGAGTCCGTCAAACCCAAGTCCCGGAACATGCAGCACCTCATCCTGCGACAGGACAATCTGCTGGCAGCGGTTATCCGCACCGAACTCGTCCGAGTCCTTGGAGTAGGTATAGATAAGCTGACCGTTTGCGGCCCGGCTGACATCCATTTTGCTGGGAAGCAGCGGGTACAGTGCAATCGGTTGCCCGGTGCCGTTCCGGATGATCTGTGCATAGGCATTGCCCCATAACAGCAGATGACTCATGAGCGTTTCCCGGAAGATAAAGCTCGTCATCTCCGGATTGGGGGCATCATGAAGCAACCTATACAGCGGATGATTGATGGTCCTTTTCCTTGCCGCCATCCGGTGTATAACGGTATAGATTAAGCGGCAGTCCGGCAACGGCCTCGGACAATACCCGGACGCAGGCATAGACCGCCGTTGTCTGCATGGCGGTCCGTTCCGTCACCACATTGCCGGAGGAGGTCGGCCCGAACAGGAACGTAAAAGCCGTAGACAGGTAGTTTTTCGGCTTGTCGCGTGACTTTTTGCTCCATATACGTTGAAATATACTCATAAAATCAATAACCCCCTTTGGTCATATACGCTTTCGCTGTTGTCGTTGCCGCAGCGGATCGCACGGTCCAGTGCCATAACTGTAGCCACAACACCGTCGATCTTTTCGGTGGATTTCTCCTTGTCCGGCTTGATATTGCCCGCCGGATCGGATTTGATGAAGATATTGTCCATCATCCAGCGCAATACCGGCTGCCCGCCGTGGGCGATCTTCTTTTCCAACGTCAGCTTCATCAGTTCCTTGGTGGGAGGACTCATATCCTTGAACCCCTGCCCGAACGGGACAACGGTAAATCCCATGCCCTCGAGATTTTGTACCATCTGCACCGCACCCCAGCGGTCGAAAGCGATCTCGCGGATGTTGTACTGTTCGCCCATCGTTTCGATGAACTTTTCGATGTAGCCGTAATGGACGACGTTTCCTTCCGTCGTGTGCAGGAATCCCTGTTTTTGCCATACATCATAAGGAACATGATCCCGCCGGACGCGCAATGATACGTTTTCCTCCGGTATCCAGAAATAGGGAAGCACAACATAGTTGTCTGCTTCATCCTGCGGCGGAAACACCAGCACAAAGGCCGTAATATCCGTGGTGGAGGATAAATCCAACCCGCCGTAGCAGACGCGGCCTTTTAACTCATCCGGCTGTACAGGAAACGCGCAGGCATCCCATTTGTCCATCGGCATCCAGCGGATCGCCTGCTTGACCCATTGGTTCAGGCGAAGCTGCCGGAAGGCATTCTCCTCGGCGGGATTCTGTCTGGCAGATTCGCAGGCCGCCTTGACCTTATCCATGCCGACCGTAATGCCAAGCGACGGGTTGGCTTTCTTCCACACCTTGACATCCGTCCAGTCGTCGGTATCCTTGGCCCCGTATATCACCGGATAGAAGGTGGCATCAATCTTCCGGCCTGCGATAATATCCAGTGCCTTTTGATGGGTTTCATAGCAAATGGAATGGGTGTCCGTTCCGGCTGTCGTAATAAGGAAATACAACGGCTGCGTCCGGGCATCGCCGGAGCCTTTAGTCATGACATCAAACAGTTTTCGGTTCGGCTGCGTGTGCAGCTCATCGAAAATCACGCCGCTTACGTTAAAACCGTGCTTGCTGTAGGCATCGGCGGATAATACCTGATAAAAACTGTGCGTGGGAAGGTAGATGATCCGCTTCTGCGAGGCCAGGAGCTTCACCCGTTTGGATAAAGCAGGGCACATCCGCACCATATCCGCCGCCACTTCAAACACAATGGATGCCTGCTGGCGGTCGGCGGCGCAGCCATACACTTCGGCGCGTTGCTCCCCGTCACCGCAGCATAAGAGGAGTGCTACCGCTGCCGCCAGTTCCGACTTGCCCTGCTTCTTGGGAATCTCGATGTAGGCGGTATTGAACTGCCGATAGCCGTTCGGCTTTAAAATGCCGAACACATCACGGATGATCTGTTCCTGCCAGTCGATCAGCTCGAACGGCTTCCCGGCCCAGGTGCCCTTGGTGTGGCAGAGGCATTCGATAAAGGACACGGCATAGTCCGCCATGGTCTTGTTGTATTTGGAATCCTTGGCCTTGAATTTCGTGGATCGATAGCGTTTCAACGTTCGCAAACAGCATCACCTCCTTTGCGGCAACAAAAAAGACCGCCGAGGTTGGCAGTCTTGGTGTACAAATTATGATATTGTGTGATTATTTCTTTCTGATTTTAAGGCAGCGGTCTATGCCGTACAGCACGTTCAATGTGCTGCCGTTGTCCCAATGCACCAGCAGGCTGCCGGTGTCATCCACACCGACAACCGTTCCTTTTGTGCCATTCGGTGGAGCCTGGGCATCGTCCATTTGCACCAGTACAATCCGCGTCCCGGCGGGATATGTGCTGCGCAGTTGCTCCAGCCTTTCCTTATTCGGATATCTCATCAGGGTGTTCTTCCTTTCTGCCATTTTTAAAGGCCGAGGAGCCGGAAAGGTGCTGCAGGAGCAGCTTCCGTTCGTCCTTGTATTCCTTGCCAATAAACCCAAGCCGGAGCAGAAAGCAGCGGAAATCGTATTTCTCGTTGGTGGATGGGTGCTCCGTTGCCAGCACCCGTTTTTGCTTCTTTGCTAGATGGCAGAGTGCTGTAATGAAATGGGCGTAGGCTTTGACCGTATCGGCATTCGGGCAGCCGGTAAACCAAGGAAATAGCACTTTATCCTCCGTTACCTGCATGCGCAGCACATCAGTTTGGAAAACTTTTAACATAATGCTGCTCTTGGCCTGAATCAGCTTCTTCAGGTTTTCCAACGCCGTATCGGTGAAAAAGGAGCGTGGCATGGCAATCACCAAATCGTCTATGTTCTCCTGCTTAGACGCCGAATCGTCAGGTTCTTTCTCTATTGGTTCGGCTGGATCGACATGGAATCCCATGCTGTCGAGTTTCTCGAGTAAATTCTTAATGTCTGTACTGTCATCAAAATTAAGATTGCCGTCGCGGTCGACTGTAAAGCAATCAATCTCATAGGCATAGCTGGGAATCCCCTGATACACTTTGGCGGCTCCGGTAATGGTGCTGATGGCATCCGCCAGTTCCTTACGTGTTTTTCCTTGTGCATGGTACAAAATTTTCATGGTAGAAAACCCCTTTCTTTTTTGTCATGTACATATATCACTCTAACCGGCAACTATAGCAAGGGGTTTATACCACAAATTACACGTATTATTCTTGTACTACCACCATTTTACCGAGCAACTTTCCGGTCAGCCACAGACCGCTGTCAATCAGCGTCGGCAGAAAGCACTGGTCGCGGAATTTGTTCCAGCCGGTTTCCTTGCCAGCGGATTCCTGCAAGGCTACTGTGTAGGCATCTGCTACTTCCTTTACTGCCGGAAGCACCGTTGTATGGAGCCAGGAAATAGTGGCGTTCTTGGCATCCTCCTGCACCGAATCCAAAATATGTTCCTTAATTTCATTTTTAATCGTTTCAATATCCATTTTTTCTATCTCCCTTCAAAATCTGTTATGCCGCGGGCAATGGCCCGGGCGAAATCATCCGCGTTATTCGTAAGCAGCGCGGCATCATTGTCATTATCAATAAAAGCTGTTTCCACCAGAACGGCGGGCATCGTGGTGTCCTTCAGCACGATCAGGTTGGGCCGTTCCTTCAGGCCGCGATCCACTGTGCCGAGACTCTGCACGATCTGCGACTGGATGCAGGTGGCAAGCTGCGGAGATTGACCGCTGTCGTTGGCATAGATAAGCGTTTCCGTACCGCGGGCGCAGCCGCTGTCGGAGTTGCAGTGCAGACTGACGAATACATCTGCTGGCCATGCGTTTGCCGTATCCACCACGCAGGGCAGATCCGGTGTTTCCCCGGCCAAATTATCGCTTTGCAATAATTTTACCTCGCAGCCTGCTGTTTCCAAATATGTTTGGACGAGACTGCCAATCGTAGCAACCACATCACATTCCCGCAGTCCGGTGTCGGGATTCACAGCGCCGCTGTCCCGTTCCCGGTCATGCCCGGGGTTGATACATACACGCATTATGTTGCCTCCACTTCAGTATAGGTATACGTTTTTCCATTCCGTGTCACGGTTACCTGTTCGCTTGAGCCGACCTGCTCAATGTAACGTTTCACGATCACATCACAGAACTTTTCATCCAGCTCCACCATATAGCAGCGTCGCTTCGTCTGTTCGCAGGCCAGCAGCGTTGAGCCGCTGCCGCCAAATGGATCCAGCACGGTGCAGCCGGTCATACTGGAATTTAAAATAGGATAAGCCAACAGCGGGATCGGCTTCATCGTTGGATGGTCCGCATTTTTCCTAGGCTTGTCAAACTCCCAGATAGTCGATTCCTTCCGTCCGGTGTACCACTCGTGCTTTCCTTTCTTCTTCCAGCCGTAGAGCACCGGCTCGTGCTGCCACTGGTAGGGAGAGCGTCCCAGCACCAGCGACTGCTTCTTCCAGATGCAGCAGCCGGACAAATAAAAACCGGCATCCGAGAAGGCTTTTCTAAAGTTAAGTCCCTCGGTGTCGGCGTGGAATACATAGATACTGGCATCGTCTGCCATGACGGTGTGCATGCAGGTGAACGCATCATATAAGAATTGGTAGAATTTGTCGTCCTGCAGATGGTCATTCTTGATTTTTCCGGCCCGGCCTTCGTAGTTGACATTATATGGCGGATCGGTGACCACCAGATTGACCGGTGTTCCCTGCAGCAATCGCTGGTATGTTTCCGGCTGGGTGCTGTCGCCGCAGAGCAGGCGATGGATTCCCAACTGCCACATATCACCTGCCTTGGAAAATACCGGCTTTTTGAGTTCGGCATCCACATCAAAGTCATCATCGTGTACACCATCCTTTATATCGTCCTTGAACAGGTCGTCCAGTTCCGCCGGATCAAACCCGGTAAGCGATACATCAAAGTCGCTGCCCTGCAGGTCGGTAATGAGTAGGGCTAATTTATCCGTATCCCAATCGCCGCTGATTTTATTAAGGGCGATGTTTAGGGCTTTTTCCTTTTCGGTGTCCATGTCGATGACGACGCAGTCAATTTCCGAGATGCCCTCCTGCTGGAGCACCTTCAGGCGCTGGTGCCCGCCGACCACGTTGCCGGTGCGCTTGTTCCAGATAACCGGTTCGACGTAGCCGAACTCGTCCAGCGAGCGTTTCAATTTTTCATATTCCGGATCGCCCGGCTGCAAATCCTTTCTCGGATTATAGGCTGCCGGGATAAGGTCTTGTATGTTCTTTTTGATCAATTCCATAATTATTTTCCTTTCCGTGCCTGCAACAGGTGTTCCATCATCGTATCCTGCGGACTTCCTACAAATGCTGTGGTACAGTTCTGCTTGACGATATCGAAAATCTCATACCAGAGCAGGTTCGCCTGCTTCTGGAATGACTGGCTCATCTGCACAAATGGACTGGTAATCGCACCGCCGGTCGTGGGGTGCTTGCCGAGCAGTCCATAGGTGCTGATGGCTTCTTCGCACTGGATATACCGGGCGAATGCCTGGGCATAGGCTTCCAGCAGCCGGGGATTGACGAGCCGTTCGCAGCCGCGGTCCTTCAGCCATCGCCAGGTCTGACGGAATAAGGTCATCCGCACCGAGCGGCTTGCCGTCCCGCTGCCGGGCCGACAAATAGTCACTGGGATTCGGCATATCCTCGCCGGTGAGATCTGCGGCATCGTTTAACTCGGCACCTTCTAAGGCAGGCGTCGGCAGGTCGATAATGGTGGCTGCTTTTCCCTTGGCAATCTTATCGGCCAGCGCCTCCGGCTTATCTCCGGCGCGGATCCGTCTGCCGCCGCGATTGGTTCCGTCCTTGGCCATGGCTGTTCAACTCCTTTCCCATGCGGTAAATCCCCCGTTTGAACCGCAATTTTTGTGCGTGTGACCCCAGCACCGGTCTAGCATTTTGGCCGTACCCGGGATTTTGACCGCCCCTCCTGGAGGAACGTAGTCACTCGTAGCGGTATTCCTTTTTGGCATGATGCCAGCGGTCGTCCATCTCGGCGGTTATCTTCGAGTGGCACGGCTTGCACAGCGCCATAAGGTTATCCTCGTCGTGAGTGCCGCCGCGGGAGAGGGGACGGATATGGTGCACCTCCGTTGCCGGTGTGGTTTTGTGGTTCTTCAGGCACATCTCGCACAAGGGATGCTTTCCAATGTAGCGGTCCCGGATGCGTTTCCATGCTCTGCCGTATCGTTTCTTGCTGACGGTACTGCGCTCGTACGTGTCATAACGTTTGTCCATTAATTTTTGATGCTGCTCGCAGTACCGGTTCACGGTCAGCTCCCTGCAGCCGGGGTAGGCGCACGGCTTTTTGGGTTTCCAAGGCAAAGCACTCATCTCCAGACATAGCAAAAGCCTTCAAAGGATTGCTCCCTCGAAGGCTTCTCTTACACTTTTAGGCTATTAGTATATCACACGTTAAGCAGGTACATGCGTCCGCGATATTACTCATGCTGCTAAAATAATTGGGAATGGCTGCCCAAACGATACAAAAGAAGAACAAGTACATCATCTCTTGTTTCATAAACGAGAAGCCAATCTGGATCAATATGGCATTCCCGGCAACCTTTGTATGTTCCACCTAAATCATGGTCTCTATATTTTTCATCCAATTGTTTTCCTTGGGCCAATTGCTCAATGACAGAGAACAGCACATCTATATCTTTGTTCTGCTTCTTTGCCAATTTCAAATCTTTCTTAAATTGAGTGGTGAATTTTACTTCGTACTTCATTTTTCAAGGGCCACACGCAAATCTGTCATATTGGTATACCCTTTTACTTTTTTATCAATGGCGATTCGTTTGCCTTCTTCAATGGCAGATCTAGTTGTTGCATTAGGAACGTCAAGAGTGAGACGGAAGGGAATGCCATTTTCTCGTATCGTTGTTTTTAAGAATATGTTTACCGCCGTCGTCATATTCATTCCCAGAGCATTGAATATTTTCTCAGCCTGATTTTTGACTTCCTTATCCGTCCGGATATTCAAATTTGTATTTACCATATTCAACACCTCCATTTCTGTCTTGAATATAGCATTATTTTTGGCTGATGTCAACACAATGTCAATATAATAAACACATAGCAAAAGCCTTCAAAGGATCGCTCCCTCGAAGACCTCTCTCACACTTTCATGCTATTAGTATACCACGTCAAATGAATAAATGCGTCCGCGATTTTGGACATCATGTCTTTCCAAACAAAAGAATGGCAAACTTAGCTAATGCACGATTCTTCCTTTTGTAGGCAGAGGACCGTTCGATGTGAAAATGATCAGCGATGGCATAGACAGCGCTCGTTTGTGCATCCTCATCAGCATAGAAGGTTTGCAGTACATATTGCTCGTCACTGCTTAGTTTCTCCCATGCGGGCTGAAACCATGCCATGTACTCCAACGCCTGCCGGTAACGTTCCTTCAGGATGTCGATGTCTGCCAGACCGGAGATGATATGATCTTCTACGGCATGCGGGTTGCTGGAGTGCGGCATCCCATCGAAACCGGACGGATGCAGGCTGGTCATGGCAGCATATGCCTGCTTGATATCCTCGCTGGTATTTTCGATGATGAACTGCATGCTGTCGTAATCCCGGATGGCATCAATAGCACCGCTTCGTTTATTCAGATACTTCCAGATAACACTCATAGGCTGCCTCCTTGCAAGCTGGCCCGGACTGCATCAATCAGTGCAGCCTGGGTTTTGTTTTTTTCTTTCAATGATTTCATCATGGTTTCATCTATGGTTCCGGCAGTCAGAATGTGATGAATGACGACCGTATCCGTTTGTCCTTGCCGCCAGAGTCTGGCATTCGTTTGTTGGTATAATTCCAAGCTCCAGGTTAGTCCAAACCAGACGAGGGTGGAGCCGCCTTGTTGCAGGTTTAGACCATGCCCGGCGGAGGCGGGGTGGAGAATAGCAACGGGAATAACACCAGCGTTCCAATCTGTTATATCCTGCGAAGTTTTTATTTCTCGCACGGTAAACCGCTGCTGGATTCGTACCAAGTCATGCTTGAACCAATACGCAATCAATACGGGTTTGCCATTGGCACCTTCAAGGATATCCTCTAGGGCATCGAGCTTTCGGTCATGAATGGGAATGATTCGTTTTTCCTCATCGTAGACGGCACCATTTGCCATCTGGCATAACTTGTTCGATAAGGCAGCCGCATTTACGGCATCAATTTCTTTCCCATCTAATGAAAGTACAAGCTGGGAACACAAGGTATCATACATGTTTCGTTCTCGTTTCGATAACTGTACATGGATTTCATTTCGTACTAATGCTGGCATAGTCAAATACTCCTTGCTTTTCATGGAAATGGTGATGTCTGCAATACGTCGATAGATTTCTTCTTCCGCACCGGGTTTTGGCTTATAAGAAAAGATCATCTGTTGGTTCCGTTTATCCGGTTGGAAAAATTCACTCCGGTAATGGGTGATAAAGCGACTAAGTCGCTGGCCCATATCCAACAGGCGAAACTCTGCCCATAGATCCATCAGGCCATTTGAAGAAGGCGTACCTGTCAGTCCTACGATACGTTTTACCTTGGGACGAACTTTTAACAAGCTCCGAAACCGTTTTGCTTGATATGATTTAAATGAAGAAAGCTCATCGATTACCAGCATGTCGTAATGAAAGGGGATGCCGGAATCTTTTATCAACCAAGGCACATTCTCACGATTGATAATATGGATATTGACCTGCTGCAAGAGTGCGGTTTTTCGTTCCGTAGCCGTACCAATAGCAACGGTATACGTTAAGTCATGCAGATGGTCCCATTTCTGAATTTCCGCTGGCCAAGTATCTCGTGCTACACGTAGGGGTGCAATCACCAATACGCGATGGACGTCAAAACTGTCATAGATTAATTGCTCTATAGCGGTTAAGGTAATGACGCTTTTTCCCAATCCCATATCCAGTAAAATGGCAGCCGTTGGATTTTTTAGGATGAAGTTTGTGGCATAGGTTTGATAATCATGAGGTTTGTATTGCATCCAGCATTCCTCCTAGTTGCGTACTATTGTCGATGCAGTATACCGGAAAACCAAGTGCTTCTAACTGGCGCTTCCGATGTACCTGTAGCGGACGCATTTTCTTTCCGGGTGCTTTAAGCTCCACAAAGGCAATGCGTCCATGGGGCAGCAGCACCAATCTATCAGGCATCCCGTCATATCCGGGGGAGACGAATTTGGGACAGATACCACCTTTATGTTTTACAGCATGTACAAGCTGCTGTTCGATTATTTTTTCTCGCATGATTTCCTCCGTCAGAGTGTTTAGTATCGACTTTTCATCAAGATGTGTGACACCCCCGACACCTGGTTACTATAACTTCCTATAGGGGTTCATTTTTAAGGGCCTATAGAGACTTTAGGGTAGGAGGTGTCGGAGGTGTCACGCTTTAGTTTAAAATGGCTTTTTCTGTCAGCCGTATTCCGCGAACAAACCGGCCTTGGCGATTTCTGAACCGTACGATTCCGGCTTGTTCAATGGCAGTATAAAAATCGGCAGAATTTCGCACATAATCACCGGTAACATTACAAAAGTTTCGATACGCAGTATAAAAATCACCGGATTTTTCCTGATAGGCTTTACCAAGCTCACAGCACTCATCCAGGAAATGGCCGAGCCAGTCGTTGTTTTCACGATACGAGCCGATGGCTTCCCGCACACAAGCTGGTGTGGTAAGCTGAAAATTTTTTTGAATGATCTTCTGTGCCCCTTCAATGATCCAAGTCAGGACATACTCGCCTGCATTTTTCAGCAGGTAGTCTGCATAATTTTTGATATCGTTGTTTCCTTCAATGCGAGCGTTAAAGGGTATCACAATGAGCCTGCGCCAGGTACCGGGATCATTGGCACCGACGCGGGGTAGGTGATTGGTATAGAGCACCAAGGTATGGCTGGGAATAAACTGGAAGGGATCTTTATATTTCTTTTCTGCAAAGACCGCATCCGTTGAGCATAATTGCTTGATGATGGAGGTGTTGAGCCGCATACCTTCATCAAGCTCGGCGGCAATAAGCAGTTGTTTTCCTTTAGCCTCGGCCATTTCCGGCTTTACATTCCGGCGGCAGCCGACAGTTAATGTATCTGCCGATATGTTGCCGCTATAGGTGCCAAGTACTCGGGAGATAACATTCCAGAAGGTGGATTTCCCATTACGACCTTCACCGTAAGCGATGATCAGCGCTTCTACGTATACTTTTCCGATAGCAGCCAGTCCCACGATTTGCTGGACATACTCAATAAGCTCTGCATCTTTGCAAAAGAAGGTATTGATAGCAGAACGCCACAAATCTTTTCCATTGTCACCGGGCGAAACCTCTGTTACCTTGGTGATTTTATCTGTTGCTGTTGACGGATGTATGCCACATAATCCATCGGGCAGATAATATGTGCCTAGTGGGGTGTTCAGTAAGAATTCATTATTGTCGAGCTCTGTCGGTTTACATTGCAGCATGGGTTTTGCCGCCTGCAGGCAGGAGTTTAAATACTTGGTATCGCGACGCTTAATGACGAACGTTTTATATTCCTTTGCGATCGCGTATTGGGTAAAGGCTGCCAGTTGTGCTGCATCAAACAGCTTCTTTGCCTTAGCTGCACCGGAGCCGACTAACACATCAGAACCACCGGATTGCTTTAGCTTTTGCCAAGCAGCACGTTCCGCAGTTTCCGCTTCTTGTAGCTGCCTGTCGGTTAATTCCTGCACGACAGCAAGTGCCTGTTCGTCAGATTCGTTCCAGCATATTCCGTCATAATGCAAAAAGTCGGTAGCCGTTGTAAATTGGAGCGTATCGGCATATTCCCGAGCCAGCACCACAGCTTGACCGACATCGGAGTAGTCACCGGGCATTAAGACAAATTCATTTTTGAAATCCTGATTGTAATCTTCTGGTGGAATATAGCCATCCTGTTGTTGTACCTTACTGGCAAATCGTACGGCGCTCTGCCAGATGGTGCTTAATTCTTCTTTGGAAAGCGGGGGATTGCACTTCGCGGCTTCTGCTATAAATAATTGATGTGCTTCCTCCGTTGTGCCGAAGCGTTTCGTAAGCCGTCCGGCAAAATGGGAGAGGGTGCTGTTGCGTTTCCCTTCCGGTATTGTATCCGGCTCAGTGCTTAAAACCTGGTCAATGGTACGAGGACCATCCTGCCAAAGTACCTCGGTGGTATTGGTGCCAAAGATAAACCGGGCCGCATCCAGTGCTTTATCATCAAACAGTGGAAACACGGACAATATTTTTTTCTTACAAGCTACATAAGCATCCGGATCCGTGATTTCGGTAATGGGGAAGTACACATGGAATTTTGGCCGTGCCACTTTGCCATTTTTAATTTTCATGTGATTCCGACTATATGAAATAACACAGGCAACCTCCGGAAATGCGGAGAAAATGGTATCCGGGGTGGCCCAGTTTGCTGGAGTATCCGAGTGGTTGTTATCACAGTCCATCACAAGGCAATCTGCTGCCATGAAATGTTTCGCGCTACGGTAGCTGTTGTCATAGGCAGCACATACATGATCCTTTCGAATCGCCGCTTTAAAATCATCGCTGTTCATGATGGTATGTTGATTGGGATACAGACAGTTTTTGGCATTGCCGGTGCAAACTGCTGTATAAAGCGTTAATTGCATATGTTCTCAACCTCCTGTAATTCCTGTGTAAAATAACGGATTTTCTGGTTATGTTTTTTGGCCTTCGCAATTTCAAGAGCCATGCCGGTTGATATAACACTTCCAAATACCCACACTTCTTGGCATTTACGCAGTAGCACGATATCCATGAATAAGGCGAGATTACGTTCGTTAGGATTACTGTCTATCATGAATTGAGGGAAATATAAATGTGGGGCTAAGGGGATATAGCCACTATCAACGGCATATCGGCAATAGCGTCTGGCATGTGCTGCATTTGTTTCTATATTGCCTGCGTAGGGTGAACAGATGTACACCAACGGACGAAAGGCAGGGGCTCCCGCTGCCTTTTCTTCCTTATGGATATGTTTGATAGCATCGCAGGCGGTTGGATCCGGATATCCTTCGCTGTTTTTACCTGCTGCCATCATCGGTGCCTCCTTGTAGGCTTGCTTTTTTCATGACATAATTAATGAGAAGTTGCTTTCGTTCTTGAAAGTTCGGTGTAGCAAGCATCAGACCATAATCCAATTTTTGCAATAAATCAATCATGCTGAGCTGTTCATCTGTAAGATGGGGACGAATACTTTCTCCTTTGGGAATGCCATATGCATCTCGAAATTGTTTGGCTGATTTTCCTAATACAATGCGGTTGATCATGTCACATTCATTGCTGAAATGATATGGCTTTGGATTATCATGGAGAAGCTTGATTTGTTCTGTAAGAAGAGGAAATTCATCACGGGCATGAACCAAAGTGTCGATAAATTGTTCCATCTCATTAAAGCGATGAATGTAAAGCTCTTTAAAATGCATAGCTTTTTGCCCGGTGTATCCCATCGCCAACATAGTGAAGCCATCTCTTGTCAGTAGATAGCATGGTAATTTTCTCCCAGTGGGATCTTTGTAAGTACTCCGCTCAAAATTGAGCTCAGCAAAATTCTTACTTAACCCGGATTTAGATCCGATAATGTTGGCAATATCGCGTAGCACATTTTTGTGTTCCCTTTCAAATGCTTGTGCCACATAACGACTGTCCACTCTTGCAACGTCCCGCGTATCCGCAAATACACCATATTCGTCTCTCGGTATCAGTTCTTTCATATGAAAACCACCTTTATATAGATTTTTTGGGAGCCATTTGTCTCTCATATCTATAGGCAAAGCAAACAAATCAGATTCGAACCCGTTATAAAAAAAATCCGGGTATCGGGAAATGGCTCTCACAGATAGGCCAGTAGAATGTGAGAAGTAAACCCTGATACTCGGAAATTTTTTAATCTTTTTGATAAAAATCACAAACATACCCATCGGCATGAAGTAGTAAGCCATCTGCCCAATCTGGTGGTTGTTCCATGATAGTACAGATCGTTGTCAGCGAGGCATCACAGGGGGCTTCAATGATAACTTCGTCATGGACGTGCATTACAATGTTAAAACCAGCTTCATTTAGCCGTTCCATGGCTTCTGCTAAAATATCCCGGCTGGTCGCTTGTACAATATTTTCGACAAATTTTGCTCCATATGATTCCAGCCGTTCCCATTTCTTGGTGCTACCGATACCTTCATAAGTAACTGCTTCCTTACCGAATCGGTTTAAGGCAATACGTGGTTTTACATACGAAAGCCTTCTGCCAGAGGGAAGCTGGAGAAATAGGCAGCCGGATTGGTACTTGAAGTGAATTCCATGTATTTCTGTGGATACATGCTCTTTAACACATTTTTTTGTTGCACGGTCGATATCCCACCACAGCTTTACAATATGGGGATTGGTGGTACGCCAGGCAGCTACAAGCGGCTGCAGTTCTTCTTCAGGAATTCCCATCTCGATAGCTCCCATAGCCTTTAACGCACCGACGGAGCCGCCGTACCCTAATGCAAGCTCGGCTATTTTACCTTTTTGCCGGAGGTGTCCATTGATGCCATGTTTTACTACCGGTACGTGAAACATTTGGCTGGCAGATGCACAGTAAATATCCCCACCGGCTGCAAATACCTTCATGCGCCAGCTTTCTTTGGCAAGCCATGCAATTACCCGCGCTTCGATGGCCGAAAAGTCAGCTACAAAAAAGCGGCAGCCTGGTTTTGGGATGCATGCCGTACGGATCAATTCTGATAGCACAGAAGAAACGGAATCATAGAGCAGTTCTACCATATCAAACTGACCGGATCTGATGAGGCTACGTGCCAGTGCCAGATCCGGCAGATGGTTTTGCGGTAAATTTTGTACTTGTACGAGCCTGCCGGACCAGCGCCCGGTACGATTGGCACCATAAAATTGCAGCAAACCGTGTATACGACCATCGTGACATTTGGCAGTTTCCATCGCCGTATATTTTTTGACGCTGGATTTGGCAAGCTGCTGGCGTAATTCCAATACGGCTTTAACGGTACCGGTAGCCGTTTCTAGTGCAGCAGCAACCTCGCTTTTAGAAAGAGAAGGGATCGGCATGCCGTTTGCAGCTAACCATTCTTTGAGTTGGATTGGTGAATTGGGATTTTCAAGGCCCGTTAATGCCTGTGCTATTTTTAAATGGGTATGGCGAAAGGTATCATCACAAACAATAGCCTGCCGTACCAGTGTGGCATCTATCTGGATGCCTCGGTCGTTTATTTCTTGATCCAGCTTATAATGCCGCCATTCCGTAACGGATACAGGGAATATGGATAACCGCTTTTGAATGCGCATCTCTGTTTCGACATCACGCTGGTTATAGAACGTAAAACGCTGCCATTTTTCCCTGTCGTGCTGGGGAAGGTTGCGCGTACGGCCTGCATTCGCCTTCGTGGGAGTGCAGGGCATACAAAAGTATTTGATGAGATCATGGCCTTCCTTTAATTTTTGCTTATCTAAGCCTAATACCATACCAACGCCTTCTAGCGATAAGGGAAGGCCCAGTGTGGCAGACCAAACCATCGTACAATGCCAGGAACCGGGTGCCAGCCAATGCTTTACGTAATGGGACAGGCAAACACGTTCAAACTGCGCGTTAAATGCCCACTTGGTAACCGCATCATCGGATAAGGCTTCTATAATAGAAGTAGGAATTTTCTCGCCACAGGCTAAATCAATTACCTGTACTTCGCCAGTATCTACAGCATACCCAAAAAGCAGGATTTCAAAATCATCGCTATCGGCATAGCGATATACGCCAGCTTTTGAAAGATTCGTGCTGCTATAGGTTTCGATATCAATACTGATATGCTTCATACATACACCTTCTTTTGTATAGCAATAGGGCAGAGGAAATACCTCCGCCCCATATGCAGCTTATTTGGATTAGGATCGATTGTTCAGCCGATTATCGCTCTCTTTTTCCCGTTTGCGACGTCTGGCATCATCCAGTAAGGAGTGGATCATGAATACCACGCCCACAAGGGATATCACGGTAAAATCAATTGCTAATACAGTATCTATTATTGTTTTCAACATTGTCTCAGTACCTCTTTTCGTAAAGTAATTAGGATAAAAAGTCGTCATCATCTAAGGTGGTGAAATCATCGGCTGCCGTAGTTTTGCCGCCTAATGGCTCTCCATCAGAGATCTTCTGGATATTGCCCAGTCCGCAGGCAATACCACGATTGCCATTTGAGTTAAAGGCATAAAATGTAATGGATACCCGGGCATACACGCCACTGTATACTTCGCTGTGGTCTAAGATAGGCTGTACGTGTTTATCTACAATCTGTGGGGCCGTAATGCTATTGGCATTGACGAAATAACTATCTTTATAGGCATCGTCATCGCGTTCGACGTCACCATCCCGCAGGGGCAGCTTTAAGGATGCTTTATTTGGCTTTTTACCACCGAACTTAGAAAGACCTTCTGTAATGGCAGCATCAATAGCGGTATTGATAGCTTCGAGTGTTTTTGTATCGGACTTGGCAATAATGAGCGACACGCTGTATTTTTCTTTGCCGCCATTAATGGATTTTGGTTCCCACACGTTGGCATAGGAAAGACGTACAGTACCAGTTACTACTTTTGTTTTATTGATAGGGTTCATTTTCAGTTACCTCCGTAAATTCATGATTGATATCTGTTATATTGAGAGCCGGACGCTTGTCTGTCAGTGGCACAAGCGTGGGTTTTCCCGGTGGTTTATCTACTAGTGCACCGAGAATGGTAGTAAAGTTTTTCTTACCCATCAGTTTTTCCATTTCAGTAATTGTAATGAGCTTTTTCTTGTAAATATCCGCATACCCGGCTGTTTTTGCTGCTTCCGCCACGTTAGCTTCGTTTGTATACCTGCGATTGGAGCGCCCTGCAACAACCTTCCAGCCTTGCCATACCTTGCCATGCGCTACGGCGGCATCTAATGCATAGGTTTTTAGGGCATTGGCCCATTGGGTAAGATCATCAAGCATACCCAAAATATGTTCAATTTCGTCATCGGTGAGGAGTGGGGGTAAGGCAAATTCATAGTTTGCTAATTTCAGCTTGGCTTCGGCCCGGGTGCGGCATTTCGTAGCTGCCCGGCAAAAGGTACACCAGTCACCGGAGCAGTAATTGCCTTCTCCTGCATAGGCTTGTTGGGCCATTGGTTTTAAGTCCGCTTCTGCCCATGTCAACAGGTCTGCTGCGGGAATTGTCCAGGTGCCAATATTATCGCGACGGGGTTGGAAGATCGTCAGGGCAACCTCCGTGCAATCGTATAAGTTACCATAGAGAGCCAGTGCCCCAAGTGCATATAGCTTTAACTGTGAATTGTTAGTGGCATCGACCACGATTCCTTGCCCATATTTGAAATCAATAATATGAAGCTGTTTGTCTGAAACAATCAAACAGTCGCAAGTGCCAAAACCATGTGGAATATAGGCCGACAGATCCAGCTTGATTTCAGTCGCTATCTTGGTATCCGGACAGTTTTGCTTTTCTTGCTCATATTGTTCCATACAGAAATCGCAGTAGTCGTCGGTGTATTGTTCCATATCATCAGTATCGTAATCAGATACCGGACGTTTGCTTCGCCGCTTGAGTGCGTGTCGGAGCTTGTGCTCGGCTAGCGCATGAGCAGCAGTTCCTTCGGCGGCGGCTTGTGACTCAGTAGAAGCAAAGGTGCTTTCCAGTCGTGCCGATGGGGGACAATGCAGCCAGCGATATGAGAAGGAAGCGGATAATATAGCATGATTACTCGGTGGCATGTCCGATCGCCTCCACATCTTTTAGTAATGCTGGATACTGCCCTGGAGAAACCGCACTTAATTTACTGACCCCATATTGCTGTAGCAGTTCGCGGACTTCTTTAGAAAATCCAGCATTCGCTTTTTCGCCCAGTACCGTGCGAACATCGACAAGAGTAAGAACTGGCTTTTTCGGTTTTGTGGGTGGGGTGGAGACTGTGGGTGCAGTAGCTTCCTGTTCTTTACTTGCCATAGTATCAGCCAGCACTTGTAAGGAATCTGCTAGTGCATGTAAATTAGTAATTACGTTATGAAGCTGTTGATTGGTTTGGTTCATGGGACTTTCCTCCTTCCCTTGGAATTTCGTCAATCGATAGTGATTTGATACTGTTGCCGGGTACAAGAACGGTCAGCGTATACGGCTTTCCCAGCAAAAAACGAAGAATTCGTTCGCGAAGGGTAACAGTATGGTAACTGACAATTCCGGCATCAACGGGCTTCTTTGAAACACGAATAGTAAGATGGTGCTCCATTTTGTGACCTTCCTTCCTGTAAGGCTGTCTTGTTATGCCTTACATAGATAGGCCATGAAAAATGGGAAAGTAAACCTGCCAATAAAAAAATAGTAAAAAGGCATCCCCTGACAGGATGCCCATAAGAATTTACTCGTTAAGATTGGTGCGAAGTGCTGTTAACGTCGTTTTTAGACGCTTGGAGATTGCCATTTTACTGACTCCTTCTTCAGCAGCAATGTTGCACTGGGTTTCTTTTTTCCAGAAAATACGATATAGCAGCTCTTTTTGTGCTGGTTTTAACTTTTGGATCGCAGCCATCAGTGCATTTTGGTTTTCTGCCTCTAGTAGTGCACACAATGGCTCCGGATTAATACATAACAGTTTATTATAGGGATCGTACGCTTCTAAAGAAACATGGCGACGCGTTTCTTTGTGATTGATGTTATATTCCTTACGATCCAATTCGACGATAACGGCACCGATTTCCGAAGAAACCTCGACTTCCGTTACTTCACCTGTCACAGAATGATAGTTGATTAGCATAATAATGCCCTCCTTCTCACACAACGAGAAAAAGGGCAGCAGAAAAGGCCGAAAAAACTCGCCGTTTTTTTTAAAACGGGAGCCGTTCGGCTCATCATTTTATCATAACTGGCAAAGGACAGTAGAGATGTTCCCTTGCCTTAGTTCCATTGTAGAAGAAGGATAGTGTCAGCACACGGTCATGGAATGTCCGAAATATGGGTTATATCATAAAAAAAACACCGATAATGGTGACGTATTTGAAAACATATGCCTAAAAATAGGCAAAAAAATAACCGGACATTAAATGTCCGGTCGAATTTAAAACTTTTTATTCTTTTCTACCAAGCGGTTTCTTGTTTTGCTCAGCTAAATATACATTACAATCTTCTAATGTATATTGCCAACAATAATTTAATAAAAAACGATATGTAAGATCAAGCTCGGTACTATTTAACCGTATGCCTGCTTTTTCGAATAGTTCACTACTTAATGGTGGTGGAATATGAAGCCCTATACATACCGCAATTAGTGTTTCCTTTTTTACCGTATAATCATCAGTGGGATTTCTAAGCCGAGTTATTGTTTTAGCATCCAGGCCCGCTTCCTCGGCCAGCTTTTCAACAGTAATGTCTCTCCACTTCATAATTGTAACCAGGGCATCCGGAAAATCATGAGGAAGTCTGCTTAACACTTTATGTATTTCCGCATTACAGGCTTTAATGAGCTTTGCATGTGCTTCTATGGTTTGGTTATGCTTTGAAGGCACATAGGTTGCTTCAAAAATGATATCGGATGATGCGTCACGGAACAAGACACATTCTGTGTAAAATTGTTTACCATAATCATTCGTGGAATGATGAACAGATAAATCAAATATAAGGCAGCATTCATCAATATGATGCCGTGCATATGTTGTTAACGCAGGTTGTCCATTTTCATCATTTTCGATGTATTGTGTGGAGTTAATGCAAAAATGTGAGTCAACAAATAGATAGGTTCCTTGTTCTAATGTTGCACGAAGTGTTTGATTGACGGAACTTTCAAATAGGGCATCTCGCATGCTAATGGAAAAGGCTTGATTTTTGGCAAGCGAGCCCTTCTTAAAAGCATGTGGTTTTACGTAGTGACCATCGATATGAATGAATACCCCCATAGCTTCTTCATAGCCAACGTCAACCATGCGGATTTTAGCAGCACAACGTGAAACACAAAAGAAAGTAGCCAGTGCATCAATAACTGGCTCCATGACATCAATGACTTCACTGGTGTGAAGCTCTTTTTGATATTCCTTGATGATTGCATCTGCTTTTAGTTTAAAAGGTGTAAATGGCATTTGAATACGGGGCGCCAATGAGTTTGCCTGCCATTCCATCCAATCAGTTGCTGTCCGGATGTTATCTTTTTTTATGCCACCTACTACTTGGCAACGGATATGTGTCAGCTCTTTATTATAGAGCCGTTCTAATTCGAAGGCTTTTCGATGCAGATCCCAGTGAACACATTCATGGATGACAGTATTATTCACAGCACCTAAATTTCGCAGAAAAAAAGCGTTCGGATCGACAAGTATAGTGCCTTTGTTAACATGAATGGTTTTGATGGAATCGGTGTCCTCGTCATAATACTCGGTATCACAATCAGCAAAGCAGATTTGGCCGAAAACTGAAAAATCGGAAGTAATGGTTTTTAAATCAACGGATAGTCCCATGCGTTCTGCAAGATCAACGGGACTGAGCGACATAGGAGTAGCAAGTGCTTCTGGATAATGTCTTTGTAGAAAATCAGTGGCAACTTTTTCTAACTGGTCCTTACGAATAATAAGGACGAGTGAATCTGACATGGGATGCTGTTGTTTGTCTTTGCAGTTGTATTCTTCAATGGCATTAGTGGAAAAATCGTCAAGGTTGTGGGATAGATCACCCGTGCAGGAAATCTTAAACCATGGATAGGCATCATCATTTCTATCCGTATGGCGATCATATTCGGATATTTCAAGCTGGGCTTCGACAAGGACATCGAAAGCTATTTTCATACCGGGTTGGTTATCAATATAAACGCCTTTGATCTCGATGTCTGAAAGCTTAGCCTCGTCAATAGCCGTCACGTGTTGTGAGACAACATGCAAGTTGCCGTGGTTTTCTTCTAAAAAGTTGGAAAGCGCCGTAAACAACTCGTTATATAGATGATTTGCTACATAATCTTTAAAAGAATGATCCTGCATGATGCTGTCACGTCCAATCTTTTCAATACCATGATTTGTCTGCGATATGTAAAAGTACTAGTTTTTAGTATAATATTGTAGTATCATAAAAATCAAGCTATTACAGCAATAATCAGCAATAACTTGATTTTTATACATGATTTTCATAAGCAATTGTTTAATAGACAAACTGCTAACCAATATTATGGTATAGCATTGAACTGTGATATATCTGATATTATGGAAATGGTTGATATACCAGAAAAAGATGAAGTCCAGACAATGGGATAGCAAAAAGTGGATAATGAAGATACACCAATAGAGAAAAAATAGGAGGAATCAGAAAATGACTGATAAAAACAATGCTAACATTGGTTTTGAAAAACAGATCTGGGATGCGGCTTGCGTACTTTGGGGGCATATCCCGGCTGCTGAATATAGAAATGTAATTATTGGACTTATATTCTTGAAATATATTTCCACAGCATTTGATAAAAAATACAAGCAGCTCGTAGCCGAAGGTGACGGCTTTGAAAATGACCCGGATGCATATCTGGAAGATAACGTGTTCTTTGTACCAGCTGAGGCTCGTTGGGATAAGATCGCGGCTACTGCTCATAAGCCGGAAATCGGTACGGTTATCGATGATGCCATGCGTGAAATTGAAGCAGACAATAAAAAACTGAAAAATGTTCTTCCGAAAAACTACGCAAGTCCGGATCTGGATAAGAGGATATTAGGTGACGTTGTTGATCTCTTCACAAATATGGACATGGGTGAGACGGAGGGAAATCGTGATGTTCTCGGTAGAACTTATGAATACTGTATCGCTCAATTTGCTGCTAAAGAGGGTAAAGGCGGTGGAGAATTCTATACGCCATCAAGTATTTTAAATACGCTGGTTTCTGTTCTAAAGCCATATTCAAATTGCCGTGTATATGATCCTTGCTGTGGTAGCGGCGGTATGTTTGTTCAGTCTGCAGAATTTATTCAGGTACATTCCAGTAACAGAGGGGCTATCTCCATATATGGTCAGGAAGCAAATCCGGATACTTGGAAGATGGCTGTTATGAACCTAACTATTCGTGGCCTTGATGCCAATCTAGGGCCATATCATGCAGACACATTTACAAATGATCTGCATCCGACGTTGAAAGCGGATTTTATTCTCGCAAATCCACCTTTCAATTATAATCCTTGGGGGCAGGAGAAATTAAAGGACGATGTTCGCTGGAAGTATGGACTTCCTCCGGCGAGCAATGCCAACTTTGCATGGATTCAACATATGATTCATCACCTTGCACCAAACGGAAAAATCGGACTTGTACTCGCAAATGGAGCACTTTCCACACAGAGCAGCGGTGAAGGTGAGATAAGAAAGAAAATTATAGAGGATGATCTGGTTGAAGGGATTATCGCTATGCCTACACAGCTTTTCTATAGCGTAACAATCCCTGTCACACTTTGGTTTATTACTAAAGGTAAGAAGCAGGAAGGTAAAACAGTATTTATTGATGCTCGCAAAATGGGACATATGGTGGATCGTAAGCATCGAGATTTTACCGATGAAGATATTCAGAAGATAGCAGATACTTTCGAGGCTTTCCAGAATGGAATTCTCAAGGATGAAAAAGGGTTTTGTTCTGTTGCTACACTGCAAGACATTGCAAAACAGGATTATATCTTAACGCCCGGACGTTATGTTGGAATTGAGGAACAGGAAGACGACGGCGAGCCGTTTGATGAGAAGATGATGCGGTTGACTTCAGAGCTTTCGGAAATGTTTAAAAAATCCCATGAACTTGAAAATGAGATTTGCAAAAAGCTTGCAGCTATTGGCTATAGCAAATAAGATATATCGTGATTTATCGGATCAAGAAAGGAGAGAATAAATATGGGAGAACATACAGATGTTGTTCTTGCAGATTTATTGCAGAAAAAAGGCTATATACGAGGACCATTTGGTTCAGCCCTAAAAAGATCAGAAATGAAATCCGAAGGGGTTCCTGTGTAGTAGTCAACCCAAATTGTAACACTGAGTGATAGTTTCCTTATGCCGACATTCTGGCAGCATAAGGAGGTAATCCATTGTTGTAGGAATGGGGTCTACGCCGATTGTAATGGCAATAGACAAACCAATAAATACCTTCATTCATCGACTTCACATCCCTAAATTTCCGTAAATTAAAATACTCATTTTTCAACGTGTTATAGAATCATTCCATGGGTGCATTATCATATGGACAGCCGGCTCGGCTCATGCTTTGTTGAACATAATGTTCTTCACAGAAACGGACGAATGCTTCCGACGTGAACTGCGCGCCTTGGTCGCTGTGCAAGATGAGACCTTTCCCTGGCTTGTGCATATCCAGTGCTTTTTGTAGCGTGATCATGGCTAGTTCTGCCGTGATATGTGCTCCGTTACAGGTTGCTACCACACAGCGATCATACAGGTCAATAATCGTGCAATTATATCGCATCGATCCGTCTGGCATAGGTAGATACGTAAAGTCAGTGGCCCATATTCGGTTTGGCTGTTCTATATCAAACTGTTGGTTGAGCAGATTCGGGAATATCTGATGGATTTTTCCTTTGACATACGCAGTCTTACGCCGACGCACGATGGATCGTAACCCTAATTCCCGCATATAATGATGGGAAGTCAGCCTGCTGATGAGAATATGTTCCAGTGCCAGATAATCATGCATCTGGCCATAGCCGGGAACCCCGGATTCTGCATGATAGATTTCTACCATGCGCCGTTGGATGGCAATCTTATGGTTGCGATATCCCATTTTACGATTTTTTAGATAATTGTAGTACGCTGTAGGACTCATCGTAAATTTACGCAATAACCACCGTACTCCATATTGCTGATGATATTTCTGGATGAATTGATATTGGCTTACTCGACTTCCTTGGCAAAGAATGCGGCCGCTTTTTTTAAGAAGTCATTTTCCTTACGAAGTTCTGTATTTTGCTTTCGTAGGCGTTGGAGTTCCACATGGGATTGTCCCGTGTGTTCGTCGCATTCTTCGCGGGTATGTTTCAGCCAATATCGTAACGTGCCTTTGCCGAGATGGTATTCCTCGGTAAGACTGTTCAGCGTCCGACCTTCTTCCAGATAAAGGCGGATGATTTTTTCCCTGAGCTCAGGCTCATATTTTTGATTCATGGTAACAACCTCCGATACAGTATATTTTATCAAACTATCACGAGGTGTTACAACTTTAGTATACTAGGTCACTGTATATGAGCAGCAACATGCAATATATAATTTGCGAGACTTTAGATTTTATATAGATGATCAGAAATTTGAAGGGCTAAAGAGATTTCAAGTAAAAACTAACGATTTGGTCATTAGCTGTTCTGGAACAGTAGGAAAAGTAACAATTATCAGAGAGAATGACCCTAAAGGTATTATTAGTCAGGCACTTCTATTATTGAGAGTAGATGCTTCAAAGGTACTACCAGAATATTTAAAGTATTTTTTTAGTTCACAAAAAGGCTACAACGCTATTGTATCAAGATCAAGTGGATCAGTTCAGGTTAATATTTCAAGACGAGAGGTAATTGAACAGATACCATTGTCATTACCTAATTTAGATGAACAAAAGAAGATAGTGGATATTTTAAAAACAATAGATGATAAAATTGTAACTAATGAAGAGATAAACAAGAATTTAGCGGCTTAAAGGGCAAGGTTAGATATGTCCAGCTCGCCGGACATCAGTTTCGGTAAAAGCGTATCTCGGGTAATAATAAGCCTGTCGTTTTCGGCACGAAGGTTACGAATCTGTGCGAAAAATGGCTGTATAGAAGCATCAAATTCTTTTAGCTCACTTTCTGACGGTATGATTACAGGGATCTTGTTAAGGTTGGCTTGATTAATCTTAGGTTGAACGGCTCCTGTGACAATCGACTGAACGCTTGTTAAGCTGAAAAGCAGATACAGGAGTTCTACAGAAAAACCGTTCTTACCTGTAATAATGTGAGCATGATTGTTTACCCAAAACTTTCCTTCTACGTATTGCAGAATAGGAAAACCTTTACTGTTGACAACGGTACCGTCTTCACCAATAAGCAGATAGATTCCGTCAAACAGATATCTATCCACATAGTCCATGACGGAGGTAGCACCATAATATGGATATATTTTTGCAAGGTCAGCACGTTCACGATTTGAAAGCGGAATGCGCTTAGAATCGTGCAGTTCTATTATTTCGAAAACTGTACCAAGACGCCAATCGTCCGGCAATACGCCATCAAATTGACTTATATCTATAAAGCGATCTTTATAAAGAGTCCGTGCTTGCTGCTCTAAATTCTTGTTTGAAACGGAAAAATTGTAAAAGGAAACCACCTCTGAAAAGAGGATAATATAAAAAACAAAGTAAAGGAGTGAGACTCATGCCAGAATTCTATACCGAAGCGGATTATGAAAATTCTATTATAGAGCTTTTTGAAAGCCTGGACTATCGTCATGTTTATGCACCTGCTTTAGAACGTGACTTCTATAGCCCTTTATATGAAGAAGAACTTAAGTCCGCGCTGCATAGGCTGAATCCAGATATGCCGGAAGGTGCAATAGCAGACGCCTTATGCAAACTGAAAAATTTTGAAAATGCGGAACTTGTACAGAAGAATGCTTTATTCATGGAATATCTTCAGCACGGAATCGAAGTGCGTTATTTTGTGAAAGGTGAAGAACGTTCTGGTCTGGTTTATCTTGCGGATTACAAGAATCCGGGAAAAAACTCCTTTGTAGTAGCAAACCAATGGACTTTTATTGAAAACAGTAATAAACGTCCGGATGTTATCATTTTCTTAAACGGCTTACCTGTTGTTTTGATAGAACTTAAATCTCCTTCACGTGAAGAAACAGATGCATCAGAGGGATATTTGCAGATTAGGAACTATATGCAGGAAATTCCGTCGATGTTTATCTATAACTGTATCTGCGTAATTAGTGATCATTTGACGAGCAAAGCCGGAACGATTACTTCCGGTGAAGACCGCTTTATGGAATGGAAAACGAAGGATGGCAGCTACGAAAATACGCAGTATGCTCAGTTTGATACATTTTTCGAGGGCATGTTTACACAGGAACGACTTCTCGACATTATTAAAAATTTTATTTGTTTTTCCAATGAAGGCTTGAAACAATTCAAGATATTAGCAGGATATCATCAATATTTTGCTGTTAATAAAGCAATTGAGTCCACAAAGCATGCTACTGCTACTGATGGGAAAGGTGGTGTTTTTTGGCATACACAAGGCAGTGGTAAGTCATTGTCTATGGTCTTTTATGCACATTTATTGCAAGAAGTCTTAAACAGTCCGACTATAGTTGTTATTACTGATCGAAATGATCTTGATGACCAGCTTTATGGGCAGTTTGTAAAATGCAAAGATTTTCTGCGCCAGGAACCGGTTCATGCAACTTGTCGCAAGCTTAGTGAACATTCTTCTAAGGATGAAGTCGGCTTGAAAGATTGGTTGGAAGGACGCCAGGCAAACGGCATTATCTTTACTACTATGCAGAAGTTCGAGGAATCCTCCGAGCCGTTGTCGGAACGTCGGAATATAGTTGTTATGGCTGATGAAGCCCATCGCAGTCAATATGGTCTTAAAGAAAAAGTTGATACCAAAACCGGTGAGATCAAAATTGGCACGGCACGTGTTATAAGAGATAGCCTACCCAATGCTACATACATTGGATTTACCGGTACACCTATTGCAACAAAAGATAGAAATACCCATGAAGTTTTTGGAGATTACATAGATATTTATGATATGACGCAAGCTGTAGAGGATGGTGCTACAAGACCTGTCTATTATGAAAGTCGTGTTATCAAGCTGGAATTTGATGAAGCTACGCTGCACAAAATAGATCATGAATATGACATTATGGCAAATAATGCTGATCCTGAAGTTGTAGAAAAGAGCAAGAAAGAACTTGGCCAGATGGAGGCTGTTCTTGGAAATGACGCAACGGTAGATTCGCTGGTGAAAGATATCATTGATCATTATGAAAACTATCGTGAAAACCTGCTGACAGGAAAAGCAATGGTAGTAGCGTATTCTCGTGCCATTGCTATGAAGATCTACAATCGTATACTTGAGCTGCGTCCAAGTTGGAAAGAAAAGGTTAAGGTCGTAATGACCGAGAGCAATAAAGATCCCAAAGAGTGGCGTGCTGTTATTGGAAATAAGCGTCGCAGAGATGAGCTCGCCAAGGAATTCAAAGACAATGATAGCGAAATGAAAATCGCTATTGTTGTTGATATGTGGCTAACCGGATTTGATGTTCCTTCTCTTGCGACTATGTATGTTTATAAGCCGATGCAGGGCTATAATCTGATGCAGGCGATTGCGCGTGTTAACCGTGTCTTCCGAGATAAGGAAGGCGGCTTGATTGTCGACTACGTTGGCATCGCATCCGCTTTGAAGCAGGCTATGAATGATTATACAGTTCGTGATAAAAAGAACTACGGTGATACCGATATTGCTAAGGTTGCTTACCCGAAGTTCCTCGAGAAGTTAGATGTTTGCCGTGATATTTTCCACGGTTACGATTATTCAAAGTTTGCAATCGGAACAGATCTGGAAAGATCAAAGGCTATTACTGGTGCTGTGAACTTTATTATGGCACTTGATAAGGAAGATAAGAAGATTGACTTCATAAAGGAATCATTGCTTCTGAAGCAGGCACTGTCGCTTTGCTCTTCTCTTACAGAACGTGATCTGCGAGTGGAAGCAGCATTCTTTGAATCTGTGCGAGTTCTTGTTAACCGTCTTATGAATCAGGGCGACGGTCACAAGGTAAGCCTGAAGGAGATGAATGACCGTATAAATGAACTCTTGAAATCAAGTATAAAGAGTGACGGAGTAATCAATCTCTTTTCGGATGTGAAGGAAGAGTTTTCGCTGTTTGATCCGAAGTTCCTTGAGGAAATCTCCAAGATGAAGGAAAAAAATCTTGCTGTTGAGCTTTTGAAAAAATTAATTGCTGAACAGGTTAAGGTCTTTCGTAGGACAAATGTTGTGAAATCCGAGAAGTTCAGCGAACGGATGCAGAAAGTTATGAACTCCTATCTTAATGGCATGTTATCAAATGAGCAGGTTATAGAAGAACTTTTAAATATGGCAAAACAGATTGCAACGGCAAATAAGGAGGGCGATGCTCTTGGACTTACGCCTGATGAATTGGCATTTTATGATGCATTAACAAAACCGCAGGCAATAAAAGACTTTTATCAGAATGACGAACTTGTTGCTATCACAAAAGAATTGACGGAAACACTGCGGAAAAATCGCACAATAGATTGGCAGAAGCGTGACTCAGCAAGAGCCAAAATGCGCATGATGATAAAACGTCTTTTGAGAAAGCATAAGTATCCGCCGGAAGGTATGGAAGATGCGGTTCAAACTGTCATGATGCAGTGTGAATTGTGGACAGACAGTGTTATGGACGTAGATAAGGATCAATCAAACATATATAACTTTCACAGCAATGAGACACTTTCTATGGTAGCTGAAGATGTGACATCAAAATCATCATATCATCTCAAGGATAAAATTGGACATATTCCCAAAAACGGGTAA